CAGTGCCTTCAGGACCTGCTCAAGAATCTGCTGAAACATTGCTTGCTAGCTTAAATACTAAGATGGATGTTCTCATAGGAATAAATCGAAAACAAATTGATGTAGGGGAAAGACAACTTTCAGTTCAATCTAATCTGTCAGGTGACGTTTTCACTATATAATGGAAAAATAAAATGAGTTGGAAAAAATATTTCACACCGGTAGCAATTGATAATCAATCACGATCGATGAGTCCGTTAGGAAACAAAGGTCGGCCGGGTCCGGCTCGAGCAAACTATAGTTCATTTTTACCAGATGTGTATGCAGGTGCTCCTAATCGTGTTGAACGTTATATGCAATATGACACAATGGATATGGACAGCGAAGTTAATGCAGCTCTAGATATCCTTGCAGAATTCTGCACACAGAAAGATAAAGAAAATGCCACACCGTTTCACACTTTTTTTAGAGGTAAGCCAACTTCAACTGAAGTTAAATTGATCAAAGAAAGTCTACAAAAATGGAGCAAACTACAACAATTTGAAACTAGAATTTTTCGTATCGTTCGTAATGCTTTCAAATACGGTGACTGTTTCTTTGTAAGAGATCCTGAAACTAAGAAATGGTTATTCGTTGATGCTGCTAAAGTATCAAAAATTATTGTTAATGAAAGTGAAGGAAAAATTCCTGAACAGTACGTGATACGAGATATTAACTTTAATTTCAAAGAGTTAATAGCAGTAACACCACACGGAACTTCTAATACTAGTCCAAGCGGAACAAGCTCGTATACTTCCGGCGGAGGGTTTGGTCGAGGAATGGTAGGTTCTGCAGCGCAACCACCGGGTACTAGATTTTCAAATCAAACCAATGAGGTGACTATAGATGCAAAAAACGTAATTCATATTAGCCTAAGTGAAGGCTTAGATAATAATTACCCTTTTGGCAACAGCATCTTAGAATCAGTATTCAAAGTTTACAAGCAGAAAGAATTGCTTGAAGATGCTATCATTATCTATCGTATACAACGTGCTCCAGAAAGACGTATTTTCTATGTAGACGTCGGAAACATGCCAGCACACATGGCTATGAGCTTTGTTGAACGTGTTAAAAATGAAATCCAACAACGACGTATTCCAAGCGCCACTGGCGGCGGAGCAAACGTTATAGATGCTAGTTATAATCCGTTAAGTTCATCAGAAGATTATTTTTTCCCGCAGACAGCAGAAGGTCGAGGATCTAAAGTTGACACACTACCGGGCGGTACTAATCTAGGCGAAATCACAGACCTACGCTACTTTACCAACAAGTTATTCCGTGCTCTGCGCATTCCAAGCAGTTACTTACCGACTGCGATTGACGAACAACCAAACAATGTAGCTGACGGCAAAGTTGGTACAGCATATATTCAAGAACTAAGATTTAACGAATATTGCAAACGATTACAATCGATGATCGTTGAAAGTTTTGATCAAGAATTTAAAATTTGGTTAAATGACAGTGGTATTAATATTGATCCCGGACTGTTTGAATTAAAATTTAATACTCCGCAAAATTTTGCAGCATACAGACAATCTGAATTAGATACAGCGAGAGTAGCTACTTACGCACAACTAACACAGATTCCATACATCAGTAAACGTTTTGGACTAAAACGTTTCTTAGGCTTAACACAAGAAGAAATCGTTGAAAACGAAACACTGTGGAGAGAAGAGAACAGTGGTAAACTAACACCAGCATTAGATTCTGCTGGCGAAATGAGATCTATAGGTATTTCGGGTGGAGGCCTACAGTCAGCAGCTGAAGGACAAGCTACAGAAGCATCCCCAGACATGGCCGCTGCGGCAGAAGCACCTGCCGAAGAAGCACCTGGACCAGAAGCTCAAATTTAATAAATACATTATGCTTCTATTAGAATTTTTATATTTTAACGATAATACTAACGATTTTTCTGTAGATCGTCGTTATTCTAACGAACGAGACAGTAGTATTCTAGAAAAAGATGATACAAGAAAAATACGTCTAACTCTAAGACAAATTAATCAGCTCAGAATGCAGAGCGAAGCTCACGAATTTGAAAAAGAATCAGAGTTAGAATTTATCAAACAAATGTACGGAACCCCAGTTGAAGCAGAACAACCAGCCCAATAATACCCCTGCGTTCGTTTTAGGTAACGGCGTTAGCAGATTAAAAGTAGATCCAAACTTCCTACTTAAAAGCGGAACAGTCTACGGATGTAATGCCCAGTACAGGGAATTTGAACCTCATTATCTAATCGCTGTTGATGTTAAAATGGTCAACGAAATAGTGTCTGCAGGCTATCATAAAAATCATCAGGTTTGGACAAACCCTAACAAGGGCATAACTTCAAAGCATAATCTAAACTTTTTTAGTCCGCACAAAGGATGGAGTTCAGGACCCACAGCATTATGGTTTGCTAGTACACACGGATATAGGGAAATATACATATTTGGGTTTGATTATGCGGGAATAAATGGCAAGTTTAATAATGTTTATGCTGATACATTTAACTATAAAAAAAGCCAAGACTCTGCTACTTTCCACGGAAACTGGGCCAGCCAAACAGAAAAAGTTATTAAAGAATTTCGTAATATCACATACTACAGAGTAATAGATCCATCACAAAATTATATCCCAGAAAAGTTAAGTAAAGAAATTTACAATCTAAAACATCTATCTTTCGCTGATTTTGAGAAAAAATTTCCAGGAAGTATTTACAGCGACCAAATCCTTCAAAAAACTACCATTTAACACCTGATTATAATCTGCGTGTTAAATAAAACTACAGCCTTTTACCAATTCAAGGAGAATACATTATGGCAGATAAAACCACACTTGAGCAGATGCTCGAGAGCTTGGTCAATGATGATCAAGCAAAAGCAGAAGAACTTTTCCACGAGTACGTAGTAGCGAAATCTCGTGAAATCTACGAAAGTCTCATCGAAGACGAATTAGAAGAAGCTTCAGACGAAGATGAAGACGAAGACGAAGAAATGGACGAAGCTGCGAAAGATGAAGACGCAGAAGACGAAAAAGTAGACGAAGAATTTGAAGATATTGCCATCGAAGCAGATGACGATATGGGCGATATGGGCGGCGACCCTACAGATGACCTAGAAGGTGATCTAGAAATGGGCGACGACGAAGGCGAAGAAGGCGAAAAGTCAGAAGAAGAACTTTTCCAAGACCTAGACGCTATTGTTGACGAGCTACAAGCTAAGTTTGATGAACTTAAAGGTGGCGACGAAATGGGTGGCGACGAAATGAAAGATGATTTCGATCTAGAAACCGTTCGTGAATACGTAGAAAAAGTTCCAGCTGGACACGGCGCAGAAAAGAAAGGCGCAGGCGAAAAAGCTGACAACACAAGATCTACAATTGACAATATGAAGAACGATATGGGCGGCACAACTGCTAATATTCTAAGCGGTCGTAATGGCGCAACTGGTTCTGAAACTGGTGCATTAAAAGGCAATGGTCTTTTAAAAGGTTCACCAAAAGAAGATAATGCTGGCAACATCAATGTCCCAGGCGGTAAAGCTGGTAGTTCATTCTCTAAGAAAGAACCAGGACATGGTGCTGAGAAGAAAGGTTCTGCAGAATCTGCAGACAACAAGCAAAGCCTTTTCCGTGGTCGTAGATAATAGGACTATATAGGTGAAAACTACTCTATCAGAACATTTGAGTTTTGACCAGGCTAAGATTGTCTTGGAGCGAGATGAAGGCAGCGATGCTACAAAGTCGCTGCATTTAAACGGGATTTGCATTCAGGGTGATATACGCAATGCAAATCAGCGTGTTTATTCTTCTCAAGAAATTGGCAGGGCTGTCAAAACGCTCAACGAACAGATCTCTGGCGGCTACTCAGTTCTTGGAGAAGTTGATCATCCTCAGGATTTGAAAATCAATCTAGATCGTGTTAGTCATATGATTACCAAGATGTGGATGGATGGTCCTAACGGCTACGGAAAACTTAAAGTACTCCCTACTCCAATGGGGCAATTAGTTGCTACCATGTTGGATTCCGGAGTCAAGTTGGGAGTAAGTAGTAGAGGCTCAG